ATATTAATTAAATTACCCCTATAACTTGTGTTTGTCGATATAATTTCATCTCCTCGTTTTATTGTACATTCTTTAATTTTTGAATGTGTAATTAGTTCTTTAATAATATCATCCTCCGTAATGTATATCTTTTTATCCTCTTTATTGTGCTTTTGACCAGTATATTTAATTTGAGTTTGAATATACTCTTCAATGTATGTTTCGTCAGTATCCGTATTGTGAGTTTCGTCAGTATCCGTATTGTGAGTTTCGTCAGTATCCGTATTGTGAGTTTCGTCAGTATCTGCATTGTGAGTTTCGTCAGTATACGTATTGTGAGTTTCGTCAGTATCTGTATTGTGAGTTTCGTCAGTATACGTATTGTGAGTTTCGTCAGTATCTGTATTGTGAGTTTCGTCAGTATCTGTATTGTGAGTCTTAATTTTATATTCGACATGTAGTTGAATAGTTTCTTTAACATGTGTATTTTTTGATGTAAGTATGAGTGCTTTGTCAATAATTTCTATATTTAAGTTTTCAATATTTGAAATACGAATTTGTTCAACCTGCATATTAGTATTGTATGACATAGTAATAGCCGACATTTTTAAAATAATGCATAAAATAGCGAGTTAAAATATCTTAATAATAAAGTTGGTAAATAATCTGATATATGTTAGTTATAAAAAAGTATTTCAATTTTATGAAAACCACCTTTGGTTGTTTGTAGAAATCACCAATCCTAAAAGGTGCATCTAAAGACGCACTGTGTAGGAATTGCATTTTTCTGTCAGATAACTTCAGTTATTTGACAGAAAAACAAACAAAATGAGTCCATACGAAAATAAACAACTTGGAAGTGTATGTCAAAATCGCCAAAAACGACCTTGCAATTTTCTGATGGATCCACACACTCAATAAATACATATTTATAAAAACTACATAAAAATAAAACAATATACTTTATACCCTTTTATTAACAAACAATAACCGATCAACTAAATGGCAACTATTACACACGAATATTTTCAATTAACCCGCGACTATAAATCCAAATACGGAACCAAAACAATGGTCCTATTGCAAGTCGGGGCATTTTTTGAAGTATATGGCTTAAAAAACACGAAAACTGGCGAAATAACCAACAGCAATATCTCAGAGTTCTCTCAAATATGCCAACTTAACATATCGGAAAAAACCATACAAATGGATGGTTCTCCCATAATGATGGCCGGGTTCCGCGATTATACTCTAGAAAAATATTTGCAAAAACTCACAGAGTCCGGTTATACTGCAGTTGTCTATGTCCAAGAAAAAGACGGCAAAGCCGTGAAACGGGTTCTCCAAGGAGTCTATTCCGCAGGAACAAATCTGTCATATGACACCGATAGCAACCAACAAATTAGCAATAATATAATGTGTATATGGACCGAAAAATACCGGACTATGAGAACCCCCCAACAAGATACATTTGTATGTGGCGTAGCTGTGGCGAATATTTTCACAGGTAAATCTTCTATATTCGAATACCAGGTTCCATATTACCTAAATCCCACGTCTTTTGATGAATTGGAACGATGTATTTCTACACATTGTCCAAGTGAAATCATTATTAATTCGACTACTTTAGACGATCAAGTCCTAAATACCATATTGCAATTTTCCGGAACAAGAACCCAATTAATTCATAAAAACGGCGCAAATGGCCAACATCAGGACATTGTAGAAAAATGTTCTCAACAAAAATACATTCAACATATTTTAGCAACTTTTTTCGGAGAAGAAAGTACGCAAGTTTGCGCGGAGTTCCAGACATATAACATTGCAACCCAGGCATTTTGTTATCTGTTGCATTTTATCCAAGAACATAACCCCAATTTAGTCCGGAAAATAGAACTCCCCCTATTTAGCAATAGTTCCAAAAACTTGATTTTGGCAAATCATACATTAAAACAGCTAAATATTATCGATGATGCATCTATTGATGGAAAACAAACTGGCCAATTTTCATCTGTTTTAGCATTTTTAAATAAGTGTTGTTCTCCAATGGGAAAACGCGCATTCCAACAACAACTCATTCATCCGACCTGTGATATAGAATGGATTAATCGAGAATACCATATGACAGAATTGTTTTTAAGACCGGAGAATATTCCACTTATTCCTATTTTCCGGAAATATTTAGGAGAACTTCGCGATTTAGAGAAAATCTGTCGCCAATTATTGGCAAAAAAACTTTACCCAGCATCGGTTTTCCATTTGTATAAAAGCGTGGAAATATTGGAACAGTTGGCAATATGTTTAGCAGAAAGTAGTGAAATACGCGATTATTTAGCACAAGGTTCTCCTAACGGTAAACCGATCGAGTCTATAGCAACAAAAACATTGAACTATATAAACAAGTATTTAGTTATTGCTAAATGTGCAAATTGTCAAACTATGCAAGTATTTGAGGAAAATATTATTCAGCCGGGGGTTTCAAAAGATTTAGACACATTAATTAACCAATATCAAGAGAACTTGACCAATTTCAACAAAATCCGCGAATGGCTAAATGGATTAATGCGTAATGCCGAAAACACCAGTTCAAACATAGATACAGAGTATATCAAAATACATACTACGGAAAAGTCGGGTAATACATTGCAAATAACGAAAAAACGGGCATCGGTTTTAAAAACCATAATAAAAGGTTTAGGCAATGAGACAGTTACTTTAGCAGGAGGTATGTATTTTGCCGTTGCAGATATAAAGTTCTCTTCAGCATCCACTTCCGCCGATGAAATAGAAATACCTTGTTTAGACAAAATATGCAAATCACTGCTCAACTTAAAAGATAAAATCAACGAAAAAATCAGCGAGGCCTATTTGATGTTTTTAGGCGATTTTGAAACCGAATGTTTGGTAGATATAGAATATTTAGCAAAATATGTTGCGAAAGTCGATGTTCTCCAATGTAAGGCATATATTGCACAAACATATAATTATTGCAAACCAGAAGTAGTTAGACATACAAATGCATTTGTTAATGCAACTGGTCTACGCCACGTTCTCATAGAACATTTGCAAAAAAACGAAATCTATGTTCCGAACAATGTATATTTAGGCGATTCTACTAGTTTACCTGAGTATGTGGGTTTACCCGGAGCTACCAATCCTTTAGGAATATTGTTGTATGGCACAAACGCCGTAGGCAAAACGAGTCTTATTCGCGCACTAGGCATTGCAGTTATTATGGCTCAGGCTGGGTTATACGTTCCGTGTTTTCAGTTCGTCTATAGCCCTTATACTGCCATTTTTTCCCGTATTTTAGGAGTAGATAATTTATTTAAAGGTCTTTCCACTTTTGCAGTGGAAATGTCTGAATTAAGGATGATATTACGAAATGCGGACAACACATCGCTCGTTTTAGGCGATGAATTGTGTTCGGGTACGGAGACTGAATCTGCTCTCAGTATTTTTATGGCGGGTTTAATGGATTTGCACCGGAAACAGGCGTCTTTTATTTTCGCAACACATTTCCACGAAATTATCCATTTTGATGAAATGCGGGATTTAGGAAAACTTGCATTAAAACATATGGCAGTGCATTATGACAGAGAATTGGATTGTTTAGTCTATGACCGATTATTACGAGATGGTCCGGGTAATAGAATGTATGGTTTAGAAGTATGTAAATCCTTGTATTTGCCAGAAGATTTCTTGGAAGAGGCATATCGGATAAGGACGAAATATTATCCTACGGCCCGGGGCGAGCTTGCTCGCCCTATCGCAACCGCCTACAGTGCGCAAAAAATCCGCGGGATTTGCGAAATGTGTAAAACCGAAATAGGAGAGGAAATACATCATCTATCACCGCAAAACTCGGCAGATGATAAAGGGTTTATCGGCAGTTTCCACAAAAATCATCCAGCCAATTTGATGAGTTTGTGCGAAAAATGCCACGCAAAATGCCACCATAGTGCAGGTGATGCATTAATTGTCAAAGATGAGTCTATTGCTCCAAAAAAAACGGTTTCTCGCAAAAAAACGACTAAAGGATATATTGTTAAATGAACCCCCGGATCCGGTGCTATTATGCAAATGTACCCGGCGGTGGAGGAGGAATATTAGTTATTAGTGGTGGCATTAAAGTCCCAGCAGGTATTGGTGGAACCGGCCCGGGTGCCGCAGGCATATACGGCAGTTTTTCAGGAAGTGCGGGAAATGGGAATTGTGGAGTATTAGGACAATTGCCATAGCATTTTCCTTGATAATAATAAAAATCTTTGTTTAATATCTTGAAATCGCTATAGTTGTCTTTCATTGTGGGACCACTTTCGCCACCAGCAACACATTTTTGTCCTCCTAAGAGAACACAACAAGTAGTAGCAGCACAAGTCTCGTTGTTGATTATATTACATTGTTCTTCGAGTTTAATAGAATCAGTTTTATATTTATTGCAAAACCCTCCGCCAACATTTGTCGTTACATATGTAGGCGTGTTTACTATAGCATTGATTGAACGCGATAAAAACACACTGTCTTCGTAATATGGAACATAACTAGTTGCACCGTATTTATAAGAACCAGGCTGGTAATATACTATATTTCCTTGTACTGCATTCGATACAACATCTACTAAATTGCCATTTACGTCGTATACTTGGGCTTTTCCCATTTCGGTATTGTATATGTTATTTGAACCAGTTGCTTGCAAATCATCGTGATATTCTACATCTAACTTATCACTATTGTATTTTGTTTTTTCATCTAGTTTTGATTGATCAAATAGTGGAGTTATAGTTACGGCGTTTCCGCTTAAATCTGTTATAGTTGCCGCACTTGGTGTAGCAGTAGTAGTTGTTGGATTCGATGACGATGTAGTAGATGCTATTGTAGTTGCTCCTTCTAGTGTCATATATGTATACCTTGAACTAGCATAAATGGAAACCGATATTAATAAAATGAGCGATAGGATAAGTAATATATACTTAGACATATTTATATTATGGATAGATATATTAGCTAGCGTAAAATTGCAAGGTTTGCGTTAGCGTCTTTAGACGCTAACATAAACTTGTTTGTTTTCTAAAACCAACCTTTGGTTGGTTGCAGAAAATTGAATATATTTAAAAACAAATTAAAAGATGTACTAAATATATACTATACATTACAATGATTATCCCTGTTAAGTGCTTTACTTGCGGCAACGTTTTGGCTGATAAATACAGATATTTCTTGGCTGAAGTACGCAAACGAAAATTGCAAAACGGTATCAATTTAGACAAAGTCGCTTATTTGACCCCAAACAATATCGAAAAAACCCCGGAAGGTATTGTATTAGACGAATTAGAACTGAGAAATGTATGTTGCCGACGCCATATGTTGACACACGTAGATATTGCATAATTTCCACAAATAATTGTATATATGTATGAATAATTATAAAACCCGAATTACCATCCATTATTATTTATAAAAAATCTTTTTGTAATAGTTATGTATATGACTACAAAAAAACAACAGTCTCGTAAAAACAAATCGCGTTCTGGAAAAAAACAGCATCAAAAGAAACAAAAAAAACAACAGTTTTTTATTGGCGGAACTTGCGCAATGTGTGGGTCGTGTATGAGCCAAAATCCTCTATTTCGCGGAGGTAAAAATTGCACGTGGAAGCGCCGAAGGGGGGGAAATGATAACCCACCGAGTTTCGATGGATCATTACCCCAGAGATACTATTATGCATTAAATACGCACGAAAATGATCCAAACAATCCGTCTAATCAAATTGCGGCAAGGCAGCTTCCTTCTATTAAAGGCGGAAAAAATCGCACCAAAAAAGCAACAAAACGAGGCGGTGAATTGGGATTTTCTTATTTTAATGGTCAAACTGGAACTGATGCCGCATTTAATCCATTGAACACAATAGGTGATATAGCAACTTCACAAATTGGATCGAATTACATTTCAGGAGATGTTAATCCAGTGGTATTACCAAATCCGTCGATATTTAGCCAACCGATTGACACAAAATATAATATGCATAATAGACCTATGGCATAATAGACATATAGCATAAATATTACCAAAAAGTTCTCAGCTATTTTTCTAAATATATTATATAAATACGAATGGCTAGTCTACCCGGATTGAAAAATGTGTGTACCCCCGCATTTGTATATTTTGTATTATCAATTATTACGTTATTTGCAATGATTTTGCAAAACTTGGGAAACCCGAACTCATATTGCATTGGTAGATATAGTTGCAACGTAACGGATGTAAATATGCTGTTTTTGATGAAGTTCGTCTATGTCATATTCTGGACTTGGTTGCTAAATATTATATGTCGCGAAGGATATGAAGGTATATCTTGGGTATTGGTTCTCTTACCTTATATGTTAATGTTTATTTTTATTTTAGCTATGTTTATTCCTAAATAATTCACACCCAATACTTTTGTCATAATATTATAACTAACTGTTCAAATAGTTATTTATGAAAACTAAAAATATTCGTCGCGCTATTAGCCGAAATAATCATACGAAAAAACTTGGCGCAAAATTGGCCCAAGGATCCGCAATATCAAAACCTAATCAAGGATGGATTCATATAACTATATCCGGAGAACCATTTGAACGAGGATTTCAACACGGCTATTTGTTAGCAAACCAATTCAAATATATTCGTACAGTTCTCGCATTTATTGTCGAAAATACGTTCAATGTTGGTTTAACTGAATATATACAAACTTGTACTAAGCTTATAACCCCGAATATTGCTAAATATCATCCCGAGTTTTTGGAAGAACTTAGAGGTATTGCTAAAGGCGCAAAAGTATCTCTGGATTTTTTGATTGCTTGGAACTCTTTATTATCGATGTATTCATATTATGAGAACCTGGATGGACAAGAAGGTCACCGGTGCAGTGCATTTATTGCGTGTGGAAATGCAACAAAAGATGGTAAAATTGTTATGGCACATAATACCCATTCGGACTATGCCAGTGGACCTTTAGCAAATATTGTTATGCGTATTGTTCCGGCAAAGGGACATTCTTTCGTAATGCAGACATATGCAGGATATATTGCAAGTGCAACAGATTGGTTTTTGTGCGATACCGGTATTATTGGTTGTGAAACGACTATTTCTGATATAAAATATAAGCCCCAGTTTGGAACCCCCTATTTTTGCCGGATTCGCGAAGCAATGCAATATGGCGAAAGTTTAGAAGAATATGCTGAAATAATGTTGAAAAACAATGCCGGGGATTATGCTTGTTCGTGGCTTTTCGGAGATATTAACCGCAATCAAATTATGCTTTGTGAAATTGGATTGAATATATCCAATATACAAACGACTACAGACGGCGTCTTTTACGGGATGAACTCAGCAATGGATTTTGAATTGAGAACTTTAGAAACAACCGACCAGTCATTCGACGATTTAGGCGAATCCTCTGGGTCTAGAAACGCGCGGTTAGATGCTCTCTTAAATGATAAATACTATGGCAAAATAGACATAGAGGTTGCGAAACACGTCATAAGTGATCATTATGATTTGAAGTTGAACCGGATTATACCTTCATCATTGACGGTATGCAAACATACCGACTTGGACCCGGGTCCGGGCGCTTCGCGCCCGTTTTACCCCTGGGGGTGTGTAGATGGTAAAGTAACCGATAGTTCTATGGCAAAACGTATGGAATTTGTAGGACGACAAGGCGCCGCTTGTGGCATAGCATTCGTGGCTAAAAAGTATTTAAAAGAACATCCTGAATATGCTAAGTGGAAGCCGGTGCTGCGGGATATGCCCACCTACCGGTGGACGAAACTATAGGTGCGGATTAATAAATGACAGGCAGTGGGTAGTTTGCAAAAAATTGCAAGGTCGTTTTTGGCACCTTTATGTGCCTCATACGACTTGGAGTACAAAATTGAAGTACTTTTTTAAAAACCTGTGTATGGCATATTATTCGTACCCCCTTACTATATCATTGTTTAAATACTTTCAACGCTTATTACAAATGAATACTGTTAATCTTGCAAAAATTAATGATAAAATAAATAAAAAAATGATAAAACAAAAACAGGTTCTAGAAGAAAGAAAGGATATACGGGATAAAATCAATAAATTGCACCCAATTTCAGCAGCCGACGAAGCTGCATACCAAGCCAGTGTAGCGGCATTTAATATAGCAAAGGCTAGAATGGAAGCGGCAGAACAAAAAAAACTACAATCAAGTGAAATGATTTCCAACTATAGAGTTGAGGTAGAGTTTATGGATTATGACCTTGACAAAATATCTTGTGATATGTATGATTTGCAACTTCACAAAGAAACTGTCGAACTGAAACAAAAAATTAATGCCAGTCGTAAAAAAGAAAAAAAGGTAGATAAAAAACACAAAAATAATGAAGACTCGGAAAAGCTTGTGACAAAAATAAAATTAATGCCAGTAGAAGTAATGCGTTTAATTATTGGATATTTGTCTTATGACGCGCGAGTTTCTATCATCAAAGATAGATTCACTAGTGTTATGGATAAATGTAAAGGTTTAAAACCTTCTCCACTATTTATTGCTTTCTTAGATTACGCTTCAACCAGCCCCGAGTTCTTGCCTTTACTTAACCGCACAGAAGCCAGACAACAAATCAACTCGTTAACTCCACCACCAGTCAATTCTTTGGACTACGAATACCAAGGGAAATACACTTATTATAAATATAGTTACAAGACTCGCAAGAGTTCTACAGAACTCATCAAAAATAGAATCACTTGGATAGCCGAATTAGCACAAGCCCGTAATCCAAAGTTTGCTTACAAAATAATGAAGATGGTTATTGTATTAGGAGACTTAAATAGGTACAAAGTCTCTTCTACTATAAGTCCAAAACGCGTTTTAACTATCGAAGACCTTCCTCCAAGCTATCGTTAAAAAATGAACAAGGGTTGCCACTAAGTGTAGTAAAACTCGAGACCTCATAAGAGGATAGAGTCATCCCAATCATTTTTTATTTTTTTGGTAAGATAGAGATATAGAAGGTCACAAGGTCGTTTTTGGCACCTTTATGTGCATCATACGACTTGTTGTTTTCTGGTAGTCATTTTCAACGACTACCAGAAAATTGCAATTCCGACGAGATGCGTCTTTAGACGCACATTGTAAGATTGGTACTTTCTGCAACTCACCTTTGGTGGTTTACAGAAAATTGCAAGGTCGTTTTTGGCACCTTTAGGTGCCTCATACGACTTGTTGTTTTTCTGGTAGTCGTTTTCAACGACTACTAGAAAATTGAAATACTTTTTTTATAATAATCGTATGGCATATTCTTTGTATTGCTTATTATTCAACCCGTTATTTAACCGCTATTTTACTACTACTACTACTATTAAAAATGCAACTTCGTTCTGGCAAAATTATTCAAACTGTGTCTGCCAATTTAACTGGCGCACTATCTAAAAAACAACATTCTATGACTCTTAGATCAGCATCATTGCAAGAGGAGGTACATCAGACAATGCAGGTATTAAGTCCTCCAACTGTTATACATTTTCAGTCTATTAAAACTCAAGTGCAATCAATCGTATATAGAGACTGGTTGATTGCCAGATTAAAAGGATTAGCTGCCGACTTTCACCAATATGATGACTTAGAGTACAAACAACGCGTATTGGAGAGAACCCGATTATTTGTCGAGATGGTTGCCGTATTACGAGAGAACATTGACTATATTGTGTCTTTGCCCGTGTTTTGCAATTTTATAAAAACTCTGTATGTAAAATTACTTGAGTTCAAAAATGAAATTACTGCACTACTCAATGGCGAAGAAATCGAATCAGACATATATGAACTCTGTGATTTCAGCGATGTAGAACGTATGTTTTTAGGAAATGCGCGAGTAGATATCGTAAAACTATTAACAATCGTCAAACCTTACGTATCTGCCGTATAATTATATCAAATACTATGTTACTAAATATACCAATAAAAATAAAAAACTATAAAAATATATATTTTCATAAACTTGTAATACTATAACTAATAAACAAAAACATTGAGACCACTTTGGTCAATACATGTTTTTATTGGTTCCGTCAGAGCATTTTTTACTGAGTAGTCAAGTCAATTATAACAATATAAACCACCTAAAGTTTATATTGTGCAACGTATATTACACAAACGCTTTCTATAGGGATCGAACCTATGACCTTGCGGTAACTGCCTGTAGATAACAACTGATTCAGTCTAAGCGAAGCTTAGAATTAGTTTTTATCTGCAGCATCATACTTGATGTATGGGTTAAGCGAAGCTACTCATACATCAAGATATTAACAGCCGCATGCTCTACCGACTGAGCTAAGAAAGCACATTGAAGCGGGTACTATTAGCCACTTTTCTCATAGGTCCTGCCGAGATTCGAACTCAGGTTTCCAGATTCAAAGTCTGGAGTGATAACCACTACACTACAGGACCGACCATTGAGCCATATCGATTATTCCCAATATGGCTATTCTTATATAGAATATCCTCTTTATATCGGTTATAACATAACAATAAATAATCTATAAAAATCTTTATCAAAATCTCCATAAACAAAAATACAATAGAAAATTGATTTAGAATTAATTCTAGTTATTGTATATTATAATACCAGTATATTTTAGAAGAAAAATGAACCCTGCTATTACTAATCAAAGTGAGGACGGTGATATTTATAGTTTCACTCTTAGTAGCGTAAATGTGAGTTTAGCAAACGCACTTCGTCGTATTATGTTGTCGGAAATACCTACATATGCATTTATTACCGATACGTATGAAAACAACAAATGTAATGTGGAAATAAATACTAGTCGCCTCCATAATGAAATCATCAAACAGCGATTAGGTTGTATCCCAATTCACGAAACCGACCTGGATATTTTGACAGACAAGTACGTATTAGAAGTCGACGTAAAAAACGATACAGATAATGTTATATATGTGACCACCGAGGATTTTCGCATTCGCAACAAATCAACCGGAAATTATTTAACGGAGAAAGAAACCAAACGTATTTTCCCGGCCAATCGTATTACATCGCAATACATAGATTTTGTGAGATTGAAACCTAAAATAAGCGATTCTATTCCAGGAGAACATTTAAAACTGACGGCCGAGTTTTCAGTATCTATGGCTAAAGTAAATAGTATGTATAACGTGGTTTCTAAATGTGCATATGCAAATACTCCGGATTCAACTAAAATCGCCGCGGCTTGGGAAGAACGTTTAGCTAAATTGGTAAGTGATGGTATGACCGAACAAGAAATCAATTTCCATAAAAATAATTTCAATACACTGGACGCGCAACGCATATTCAAACCCGAATCATTCGATTTCGTGGTCCAAACAGTGGGAGTATATGATAACCGCAGTATCATTAAAAAAGGGTGTGCAGTATTACAAAATAAATTCGTTGCAATGATTGACGCAATTAATAGTGATATAGTTCAGATTGACCGTAGCGATACTACAATGGATAATTGTTATGATATTATGTTGGAAGACGAAGATTATACGATTGGAAAAGTGATCGAGTTTGTGTTATACAAGTCGTATTACGAAGGAGAAAAGGCATTGTCATTTTGCGGTTTCAAAAAGTTCCATCCGCATTTATCGCATAGTATTATCCGTATTGCATTTGCGAGAGATTTGGGAAATGAAGGGCGTCGCGTTTGTAAAGATATGTTGATTGATGCTTGCAACCAAGCCCAAGGAGTATATTCAAAAATATTTGGTATGTTTTAGACAAATAAATATTTGTATAGTTAGTTAATTTCTTGTGTAAAATGAAGTTTAGTGTTTATTTTTACTTTTTTGCCTTTTTGGTTTTTCTATTTTGATATTGTATTATTGAGAATATAATTTTCATTGACAGTGTATTTTCTTGTATAAATGTGCAAAGGTATAAACTCAAACTATTTATAATTTTTTTTCCAAAATCCAACACTGGCAAACATTACATTCTTCGTTTGAAACAACATTGCTTATGTTCAATTCATCATAACCTGGCCAAGAATGAGTCTTCCACAATTTTTGTATATAATCATAATTACCCCATTGCCCGATTTCAATAATTTCAAAGTTTGCGGTTTTAAATAACATAGCTAATCCCATTGGTGTAAATCCATTAAAATGAATAGGTGTACAATGAGGAATATTAAGTGTAGGTACAGAAGTAAATACATAACCACCTGGTTTTATTATTTCATAAATTTGTTTTACAGCTTCAAATGGATTATATAAATGTTCAAGGGTTTGGCTAAATATAAAAAAATCAAACTCGTTTTTAAAATAATTTCCAACAGTATGTAAATCATATTTGGGATAAGGAATAAAAGTTGCTCTTGCAGGGTTTATAAATTCTAATTCTGAGTCATTATATGTATAACCAAGATGATTGATTTTAATGTTGTGTTTTTTGTTCCATTCAATAAAATCTAAGATACACCATACCCTTGGAAAATCATGATTTTTCCAGTTGTAATTATACTTATATACGGGACACTTAGGAAG